TTTAATTAAACTTTATTTAAGGAGTTGGCATGTATTTTAACATAACTTCGATTAATGGCGAGCTTACTTTACCTAAAGAAGAGATTGAGACTTTTGCTTTAACTGTTTATAAAGAGTTGCAATCTGCTTCTCAGCCAAGACGAAGCCGTGTTATTGATTATTTATCAGAGCTGAATGGAAATTCTGTAATTCCTAAGCCTGATGATAGCACTGGCAATTGGCGGACTGATATTAAATCTTCTATCTTTTTTCAAAAAACACTATTTGCTTATCTGTATTTAAGAGCTTTACTTTATAAATCTACTCATACTCTTTTATCATTTGAAAGTAGAAAATACAACTATCTCCCTTCTGCTTATAAGAAAATCTTTGACCTTGCTGTTTATAAAACAGCGTTATTCGATAAAATAGACAAAGCGTTATGGTTTGGTATTTTATCTGGAGAGCTTGTTGTATTACTTGATGCTGATTATACTATTGACGAATGGGACGATGTAGAATTTACCATAACAGCAAAAGCGTTAAATCCTTTACAATACTACAAATCTTCCGATAATCAATTCTACGCATATGATGTATTCCTTCCAATAGAAAAAGTAAAAGGACTATCTAAACTTTGGAAATACGTTCCTGAAAAATTAGAAGTATACAATCTAACTACCGATAAAGACAGGACTGATTATCTTATCACTTCAATGAAAAGTAGAGCTACTTATGGCAAAATTACTTATATCTTCGGAAGATACGTAAACCCTGAAGGTGATGTTTCTTTACCACTTAAATTTACTATTTACAATGATAGATATTTAGTAGATGTAGAAAATATCTTACATGCTGATAAACAATTTCCGATTATTTCCATTTCTTTTTATTCTGATGATATGCAAATGTCATATGCTGACTTGATTTGGGATTATTACAAAGAAGATAGCAGAATGTTAAGAGCTATATTAGATAGAGCGATACTTTCAACTGCAATGGGCTTTGAGGTAAATACTTCAGCTTTTGCAACAAAAGATGAAGTATTTACAGTAAAGCCTTTTACAGTTATTAAATCAGTATCTGATACTCCTGCAATTAGACCTTTTACTATGGCAAGCTTTGACCCTAACGTTTTACCAGTAAGACAGTTAATCCTTCAAGAAGCACAAAACGTTTCAGCTTTGACTGAGTTTTTAATGGGACAGCCTACAAGCAAAGGTAGACCAACAGCTAAAGAGGTTGCTTTAAAAACTCAAATGACACAAAACATTATATCTACCATCATAAACAGAATTGAAGATGAATTTATAGCAAGAATATCAAGAAAGCTTATCTCTTTAATGTTCCAATATCATTTACAAGAAATTATTAATTCAGGAATGCTTGAGCCGACAGAGTTAAAAGAATTAAACGAGCTAATGAATAAAGCTATACTTGAAGATAGAGAGCCTTATTACTACTTAATTAAAGAGCTATACAAAGGCACAATAATCAAAGTTCAAGGTATGTCAGGTGTAATTAAGCAAAAAGAAGAGCTTGAGAATATTTTAAGTGTTGTTGAGCTATCTGCTAATCTTGGATTAACACCGTATTTAAACATGGTAGAAATATTTAAGAAAATCTTTCATATTTTACAATTAGATGCTGAGCTTGTAAGAATACCAACTCCAGAAGAGCTACAAGCTATAGCTAAAGCACAAGCTGAAAAAGAGCAAGCATCTGCACACATAGCAGAGCAATTTTTACAAAGTGACGAAGTGGTTTCAAGATTAGCAAACCATCCACAAGCTTTAATGGCTTATATTCAAATGATAGCTAATGCTAAACAAGGGGGCGTAAATGGTTGAAGTTATTGGAAGCGGAGTATTTGTATTTATGCTTTATATTTTAACATTGTTTACATTAGTTAAATTAAAAATAAGGAGGCGCCTATGGAGTTTAAAATAATTTCTTCAGTTGTTGAGTTAGGATTATTTGTTTATTTGCTTTATACAGTAGTAAAACTAAAACGTAGATGTAAAGATTTAAAACAAAAAATGAATAGTTTATCTGATGTTGTTAAAATTATAGCTAAGTTAAATTTAGAGAAAGTTAAAAATGAAGAAAGCAAAAAACCACCTTTTAAACCTGAAGACTTAGAAAAAATAAGAGGGCAGTTAAATGTTCCTAATTGATGTAGAAGAAGCTTTTAGAAGAAAGGTTAAATATCCTGCTTTTGTTCAGTATGGTAATATTTTTATTGGTAAGAAAGTCGATGATGAAGTATTCTTTAATTACACTGCCAATGACAGTATTACTCTTTATATAAAAGAAATGCTTAAGACTTATAAAGCTAAAGTAATACAAGATAGGTATAACCCTAACAGACAAGCTTTTTTAACTATTACAGGACAAAAAGTTTACTTTACACAGGATTTAGCAACTTATAAAGGACATATACATTATTTGTTGTTCCCTAAACTTTACTCTTCAGACTTTACTGATTTATCTGTAGCTTATAATGTTTTACAGATAATGGACGGTAAAAGGACTGAAGAGCAGGTAAGCAAAATTTATCAAGATATAAAGGAGCAGTATGCAAAATGAACCCACTTATTAAAAAAGATGAAGTTTTGCAAACGGTTAAAGAAAAAGCTACTTTAAAGCTACCACAAGAAGAAGTAGTAAACTATGCTGTAAATAGACAAATAGAAGATTTAGAAACTGCAAGAAAGATATTAATCCAAGCTTATATTCAAGCAGAGCTGTTATATAACGATGCTGATATGTTTGCTAAAGCAAAAAATCCTGTTAGGACTATGAATGAATTACTACAAACAAAAATTATGATAGCAAAAGAGCTTGCTACTTTATCCAATGCTACAAATAAACTAAAACCAAACCAAGAGCAAACTACTACTCCTACAATAAATATTAATATCACTACTCAAAAGACCGTTGATGACTATATAGAAGTTGAGGTTAAAGATTGAATGTAAATACAATAAAGCTTGTTCCTTATAAAGAGGATTTAAGTGATAAGTGTTTTGCTACTTCATGGAAAAAGAAATTTAATACTTGGAAGGATTGTAATGTTTGGACTGAAAATAGTAATCAATACTATTATTCTATAGATAGAATAGCGCAAGTTTATATTATAGATGCCTACTACATTAGTAGGAAAGCAATTTTAAAGTTTCCTTTACCTGTTAAATCTTACGAGCCTGATTTGTTTCTTAGTGTTCATATAAACGGAGTTCAAAGAAAAACTGAAGGAGTAAAGGGATATGTAGTTGGAGATACTTTTGTAGTAAAGAATAATCTTTTTCATAAAGAATTAAAATTTTACTTAACATCTGACACTAAAATTGCACCACAGTATATTTTAAGTAAATATAAAACTACTGTAATTGGATTTGATATTCTTTTACCTGTAAATATTGATACTAACTTAAATATGAATAGATTATTAAATGCGGAAGGACAGTTGCATGTTTTAGGTTCTTCCAACATTTATAGGACTTATTTTACTACAGAAGCAACTGTTCCTTTATTGCAAGATGACACAAAAATACTTAAAAATACGAGGTTAACCGTGGAAGCAAAAGTAGATTTATTAAGCCCAAATGCAAGATGCGAAAGCTGGGATTACAGTAATACCTGGAGCACTGTAAACAAATGGAAGGATTATTACAACTGTAATTATAAAAATATTATTACACAAAGAAGGTTATATGCAGAGGCTACCCTCTCTTTATCTCATGATACTCTTTTAAGAAGAGTAAGACACATCCACGCAGAAGCATCCATCTTTTCTTGTGAATTAGGAATAAGCCGAAGTTGGAATAATGTAAATTCTTGGTCAGATGCTAAAACATGGAATGATTTTTATGGTTGTAATGTTAATGTTCCAAACTATAGTGTTTGGGCTACTGCATCTACTTGGAGTGAAGTAAATACTTGGGAAGACTTTTATAGAGAACCACCATATAAAATTAAAGAAGGTATATGGAATGTTGCTGATACTTGGGATGAGGTAGATGCTTGGGAAGACTTTTATCAATGCAATACAGTAGCTAAAATAGGTATTTGGGAGGAGCATGATACTTGGGATACTGTAAATACTTGGGAAGACTTTTACATCTGCCCACCACCAATCGCACCTGACAATAATTGTGGTTCTTGGAAATTTGATACTTGGAGTGATGTAAACACTTGGGATGATTTTTATAAAGAATGCGGTTTAATTTTAGCTGATAAAAATTGCGGTTCTTGGAAAGCTGATACTTGGGAAGATATAGACACTTGGGATGATTTCTATGAGGATTGCGATTTAATTAAAGGTGAAATTCGTAGAAAAGAATACTTAATTACAAACCCAACTATTTCTTTATCAGCATCTGTAGAGCTACTTAATAAAACTTGTGGTGTATGGAAAAAGACGAAAAACTGGAAAGAAGTTAATAAATGGTCAGACTACTATTGTTGAGGTAAAGCATGAGCATTAATCTTTTAGAATTACCTTTAACAAAAATCACAGGTGAATTTGTAATATTAAGCGGGAATAAAAATATAATATTCCCGCAAATACTTAAAACATTCGAAACTTCTTATTCCCTTTACTCATATGCTGTTTATGATGGTTTTTATAGAAACAATAAAATAATTTACGTTTTTAACCAACATACCGATAAAGTGTTATATAATTTAGATAAAATATATGATACACCTGATTTTAAAGGTTTTTGTGTTTTTGGTAATTCTTACTTTACTTTTTATCAAGATAAATGTTTAGTAATAAATACAGACACAGACGAAGCAAAAGTTGTTAATTTAAATCTTAATAATGTTGTTAAAGTAAAGCAGTTAACATCGCAACTTTTTGCTATTATAACAAGTAATCCTACTACTATTCATTTATATGGTTTAGATACTGCAGGAGCTATTGCATCTGGAGACACTGCTAACCTTGCTTCATTTTCTTATGCTACATTTGCCAATCCAACATCAAATATAGACTTAATATACTACGATAATAAACTTTACTTAGTAGGAGATGATTACACTGTTATTTTAAATATGGATATAAAGGATATTATTTATCTACAAACACTTTTAACATTTAATTATAGATATACTCCATTTAACGATTTTGAAAGTGTAGGAATAAAATTTATCCGTGAAACACAATCTTTTTACGTATTCTACAATACACTTTATAATAGCTATATCTACATCACTAAAGATATGGCAAATTACTATTTTGGCAGAGAGACTGTTTTCTTAACTCCTGATATTTGCTTTAAGCTACACGAAACTAACTTTTACTTAATTACAGAGCTTTTACAAAGTGAATTTCAGCTACCACAGACAAATTATCATGAGATTACTTTTAGACTAAATTTACCTTATACAGTTTTAAAAACAGCAATAATAAAAATTCCTGAAGTTCAATCTGATTTATCTCCGAGATTTGCTACCATGACTATCGAAACAAGATATAACAATGGCTATAATATATGGAGTTATGGAGTTATGTATAGCACAGGTGAATATAGAATTTTAGCAAGAGGTTCTGAGTTTGTTGTATCTCTTTATTCTGAAAATGCATTAAGAGTAGAGGAGTTTATACTGCAATGATTAGAATAATCCAAGGTAAAGAAAACAAAAAGATTAAAGTAAATCAAGGTTTAGTAATTTACATTAAACCTGATGGCACAATTCAAGGTGAATTAGTTTTAAATGAGAAAGTTATTGACACTTCTTCATTTTCAGCTATATTATTTATTTCTGAAGAAAACTTTTTATAGGAGGTTATAGACATGGCGATTTTTGTAGTTAAGAATTTTGTAGATTTAATAGCACCTTCTTTTCAAAATTTATCTGTTGCTTTAGTCAGACAAAACGGCACAGAGTGTTCAGGCGAAGGATATGAAAGACAAAAGTATGGCAATGTTCAAACAAGCGAAGATAATAATTATGTTTACATTTTTAACAGTTCTAATATTATATTTCCATTTGCTTCTAAAGATATTGCACCGTTGAATAATCCAGTTGTGAAAATTAGTTTGTATAACGGTGATGCTTTAGTTGCTACAGTTGACTTAGACCGCCCTAAACCTTACTTAGCAGAAGATGAGCTGATTATTCCACCTGAAGGAATAAAAATAAAAATACCTAAAGTAAATACTTAATTAAAGGATATTTAATAATGTTATGAGTATAGATTTATGAGTATTATTCTAACAGAAAAGCAAGCAGAAATTTACAATACGTTTTTTAATGCACCAAACACACGATGGATACTGTCGGTAGGCGGTAAAGGTTCTGCTAAAACTACAGTATCCGTCGTGATTTTGCTTACTTTATTCTTTGATGAAAGATTTAAAAACTCGCAGATACTAATTGCAAGGGAAAGTTTAAGAGATTTGAAAAACACACTTGTAGCAGAGTTTAGAAAGAAATGCGCAGAAATTGGAGCAAAGCAGGATGAGGTTTTCATTGTTAAGGACGACTTACAGTATATCGAAAATCTAATTACAGGCACTAAGATTTTCTATCTTTCTTTATCAGACAAAAACCAGCAATATCGCTCTGTTTTATCTTACGAGTTTAACGTTGTTATAATAGACGAGCTTGACCGTATCAGTGAGGAGGCTTTTGATGAAGTATCTCAAAGAATGAGATTAAAAAGAGATTTTGAAAGAGGCTTGCTTAATCTAAACCCTGTTCCTGAAACACATTGGGTATATCGTAAATTTATAAAAGATGGATACCCGCAAACAAAAGTCATTAAATCTTCTTCATACGATAATTATATTAAAGTTAAAATTCCTTCGCATGTATTTGCATCGAAAACAAGACCTTATGTATATGAAGATAAAGAGTATTACACAATAGGTAATACAAGATATGAGGTTATAGGAAGAGAAGGAGATTATATTCTTGCTAAACAGTTTAACTTATCTCATTCATTTTACGTAGAGATGGAGCATCGTAATTATGCTTTTAAAAGAGTTATGCTTTATGGAGAATGGGGCTCGGCTTACGTAGACGATGGTTTATACACTTCATCTTTCACTGAAGCTAATGTATTTAAAGGAGCAATAACTCCTAAAGATTTACAATACTTTTATAAAACTTACGCAGGCTTAGACTTTGGATTTAGAAGACCTGCATTTGTTTTACTTGCTGAAGATGAATGGGGAAGGTTAATAGTTATAGACGAATTACTCGGCGAAAATGTTTCTACTCTTCAATTTATAGATTTAGTAAGAAGGCGGTTAAGGGAAAAATGGAGGCTTGATGCTTTAGAAGTAGAATGGTATGGCGATATTGCAGGAAGACAAGCATCACAATCTGATGGCATTTCACTTATAAACAGAATTAGACAAGAATATAACATTGAAGTAATTACAAATAAAGTTCCGATTATGGACAGTGTAGGTTTGTTAAGAGAGTTGCTTGAAAAGGATATCCGTAATCAAAAAGCCCTTCAAGTATCTCCTGATGCACCAATTAGCACAGCAGGCTTTTTAGGAGAGTTTAAGATGGATGATTACGGAAAACCAATAAAGGACGGATATTACGACCATATCCATGATGCTTTACGTTATGTGATATGGGGAGTTGCAAGACAAAGCAAATACGATAAATTTAAAGTAATTGTTCCTGACTATTGATTACGAGTTTTTACGACTTTTAAAAAAGAAAACTCGTAATAAAACTCGTAAAATTGTAAAGTATTGATAAATAATGCTTTCTTTAGAGTTTTTACGACTTTACGATTACGATGAAAGATTACGTAATTTTTTATACGACACCCCCGCACCCCCAAAAAATTGGCTTTGAAAATGGTAAGTATAGATAGTAATCGTAAAGTCGTAATAAAAGAAGTG